CCACTTGGCCCTTCGCCTCTTACCCGTGTGCCCTGTCCTTTGATCCTGCCAGCACCAGAATTAGGAAGCTGCGGCTGTGGCGAAATAAGACTTGCCGTTCCAGAAAGCATTAAGCCAATTCCAAGTGTGCCGCCTGCTGCTACAAGACTGGCTCCAAAAGTTGCAGCAGTTGCCGCGCCGACAGCGCCAGCACCAAATCCCACAGCACCGCCTAGTCCAAACCCCACCGCAGGGTTTAAGACTGCCAGCGCAACCAGGCCAACACCAAGCAAAATTTGTCCGACACCATTGCCACCAGAACCCGTAATCACAGGCACCACCAACAAAGGCTTGCTGCCAAACGGCAACAGCAACTCGTCATACCCCATCGCCGCACCACCTTGAATCACCTTGTATCCAACGCCGTTTTGGTGCGCTTCAACTAGCTCATTCTTTAACGCTGGATAGTTGATGCAGAGAAGCTTGATTGCATCAGCAGGTGTTTGCAAGTTGTAATACTCGTGCTGCTGGCCATACTTTTCGCCCAACTCACCCGCCAACAGAACTAGCTGCATGGCGAAAAACTGCCGCAACGCTTTGCCTATAGTAACGCCCTAAAGGCTCTAAAGCACTGATGCTATTCATTCGCTGGTGCAAAATCTTATCGTCTCCCACATAAATCGCTGCGTGCATTGGGTTTCTAGTGCCAAGCCGCATGATCAAAACATCATGCTCACACCGCTCATCAAAAGGCACCGGCTCAAAGCCAATAGCCCGCGCATGTTTGAAAAAGATGCTGTGGGTGCGTTCCAGCGATTCAGGGCGCGGGAAATCTGGCAAGTCAATTCCAAGCAACCCGTAATACTCGCGAAGCAAGGAGTAGCAATCAGTCTTGCCGTAATCCCATTGACGGCCTAGCAAGGCTCGATAGTTAACCATTGATCATCTGGCACAGAGTAAACGTACCAAGGAATCTTGGTTTGCGTGCAAGCTTTACGATCTTGCTTGCTTACAGGTGTGCCTTCTGGATGTGAATGCACCACGGCTTCAATCGTTCCAGTAAACATCGCACGGGCATAGTCAGCAGGATTGATCGCAAAATCTGCAGTTGGGTCTAGCGCAATGTTTTGGCAAGGGAAGTACAGCCCATCAACAACCAAACCGCAAGCCTCTTTGGGATAGACAGTCTTAGCGTGCTTTACGGCGTTAAGCCTGAAGTCTTGCTCCATAAAATCCGCCAAAAGGAAGAGTTTGTGCATTGCCAAATCTTGCCTGACAACTGGAAACACGTTTGCCGCAAATGTCGTTAGTAACAACACCGTTTACAACTATTTTTTCTGAATCTGGAAGGACTGAATCGTTAACTGTAAAACAAGATCTTCCCTTGTATCCACATTCAGCACCTCGGTATTTCCAAGGGCAAAATTCCTCAATCGTTCGTCGAGGTAAACCAACATTAACAAGGTCAATCTTTGGTGCTAGCTCAAATTCAACAAATTGCGGGTTTTCCGCTGACACACGATCGATGTACCAAGTCTCAACCATCTTCGCGTTAGGGTCAGAAGTATCGTTAAAAGTTTGTGCAATCAAAGGATCATTATTCTGAGTCGTCAAGGTGTTGTCAATGTCATTTTCTGGAGCAAACGGAACCGCCCCGTTGAAGTTTACCGTATCAATAAATTTGGCAAATGTGCGAATCCTCTGGACCTTAGCCGCTAAAGGATTATATAAAAGTATTAATGCCGTAATAGCGTTATTAACGTTAGCTACTTTTAGCGTAGGGCGAGGCAACGTTCCGTTTGAAGAAAATTCAAATCCATCAATTTCAACAGGTACTGCTGGATAAGCGTTGCCATCAAATTTAATTTCTTCAGTTAATCCATTTTTACCGGCGTGATACCTTATGATTGAATCAATACCGTTTACTGTTGAAGTTAAAACAATTTCAAAAAGATCAATAATTGCTGTTGGAGCAAGGCGAAGTAACTCTTCTGCTAATGGCTCAAACGCTTCCCAGGTACACGTCCCATCTTCAAGCGTTTGCGTAATCTTGAATGGGAAAGCAGGCTCGTCGTACTCAAACTCCGAGTAAGTATCAAGGGTGTCTGTCGTTCCAGCAACAATGCACTTAAACGCAAGCGTATTTCCTCTGTTGGGATTGGCACGAACAACGTCGCCAAACTCATAAGCTCTTGCAGCTTCCCATTTATGTAAGTCGTACTGATAAGCCATTAGGTTTCAAATACCTGGATAAAAGTAGCGGCAATATCAAACAAATTTGGATACGGCATTGTTTTTGTCCAATCTTGACACACCCACTTATAAGTGTTTGTTTCATCTGGTGGCGACCAACTAAATGACTCAACTCCTCCCCGATCCTCTAAAAAATCTTCAATCGCATTTGTGTCTGCTGCATTCCTGTTCTGCCAAGAAAGAGTCCATTCCTTTGGATCTTGATTAATTCCAAAAGTTGCACGTTGTGAATAGCCCGATCCAAATTGAATTGATCGAACATTTGGCTGAGCTTTTTTGGATGCGCCATAGTCTGGAGCAATATTAGGGAAAGTAGCCATTAGTTAAGAAGCCCTCCAGGTCGTTTTTGCTTGATCAATTCAGCCTGTACAGCTGCACCAATTGCAGAGCCAAGCGCCTTGGCATTTGGCTGATCGCCTTGCACGTTAGAACCAGAAGCATCAACGTTCACCACTACGTTACCAACACCACCACCAGAAGCTTCAACACCAAGCTTGCCGTTGGCTCCACGACGCAAAGGCATGATTGCCTCGGTGCCAGCTTCGCCCATTAAGCCGTAATTACCAACCCCACCTTGCTTGTACTGGAACAAAGTTGGTTTAGTGACTAGGCCGCCCTTGGCGTAAGGGACAATTCCGTTCTTAGCTACCGCAAGACCATTTGCTGCCATAGCACCAACGCCTCCTGGGATTGTCGTGGGAGGAGTCATGCCTTTAGTTACAGCTCCTTTCGCTGCGCCAAGACCCAAGAAACTGCCTACTCCTGGAATAGCGGAAAGAGCTTGGAAAATAGCAGCCTTGGCAATCATTCGGGCCAAGTCTTGCAGTATCGACTTAGCCATATCTGCAAAACTTGCCTTGCCAGTAGTGACAAAATCAGCAAAAGCATCTCCAAAACTATTAACTGCTTGAATGCCAGCCTCACCCAGTGCAGTATTGAGATCCATTGCTGACTCGAACACCTCTTTTAAGCCATCCTTGAACTTGCCTAAAGGACTTGAAGCCTCCTCAAGAGCAGCACGTACAGCTTCAAACTGTTCAGGAAATAGCTTGGTAAGTTCGAAGGCTTGCTGTCTGATCTCTGCCTGCTTACCTTCCTCTTCTGTTATCTCTCCTGTTACTAGTTTGATTTGCGCCAAAGCAAATGCTTTTTCTTGCTCTTTCTTGATTGCATCTTCTGCTTTCTTCCTATTCGACTCCTCTAGCGCAAAAATATCATTAGCAGTTTTTACGTTGATTTTGTTAATTTCTACTCGTTGTTTTTGAGGAAGAAGTGACTTAGCCGCTTCTAACGCAATTTTTTGCTGCGCTAATATGTCCTCTTTAGTTATCTGAACACCTTTTTGCCTTAAGTTATTGGCAGCGATTAATGCGTCTGCTGTTGCTTTAGATATATCTTTCGGCCCTGTGCCACCGCCTTTTTTGCCGCCTTCGTCTTCATCAGTGACAAGGTCGTACTTGAATCTTGGGAGAAGATTCGCGGGAATTGGTGCGCCTTGATCACGGTTATATACAGCCAACCTCCTCGCTTCATCTAATTCTGGCAACTCTTCTCTGAGCCTTGCGATATCCTCCATGTCTCTTTTGCGGCTAAATCCCACCATTCCTGGACCAGATCCTTTGACGTCGTACCCAGCAGAACGAAAAGTCCCTTCTCCACCTTTTAGAGTTCTTGTTTCTGCTTCAGCAAGTAAAAGCCGTTTCTCTGAGATTTTTTTATCAATTTCAGCAACGCTGCCCTCTCTAAGCAGCAAGTTAAGTTTTTTCTGCTCTTCAGACGCGTTGTAGATATTGACAGCAAGAGCAGCAGCACCAGCGGCTAGGGCCGTATATGGATTCAGTAGTGCTGCTGCATTAAGTCCGACTAGGGCTTTAGCGGCAACAACAGCATTCAACTTTAAAGTAAATATTGCAGCCGAAAGCCCGCCAATCGAAGCAACAATTGCTGCAATCTTTCCGACAGCAATGATTGCCAAGGCAGCTGCAGCTGCAACGACAATTTTGTCTATATTTTTTGCTACGTTTGCAAAAGCTTTTGCAATTACAGGAAGTACCTGAACAAGAGCTGGTGTGATCTCTTTTATAAATTCAGCAAAAGTATTTTGAAGTTCAGCTCCTGTCCCGATCAAGGCGTCTCCAACCCTTGCCTTCATGTTGTCAAAGGCGAGTGTCAACCTTGCTCCGGCTTCTTCATTAGAGCTGGCAATTTTCTTTGCAGTGCCATCAAACTCGACCCCTAATTGCACAATGAAATTCATCAACTCGTTCAGGCCAACCGTTCCAGCCTTTAAGTTCTTTTGAAGCTGAGGCAGTGTCATATCATTCGCCTTCGCGAACATCGTCACGGCACCTGGAAGGCGCTCGCCGAGTTGCCCAGAAAGTTCTTCTGCAGAAACCTTGCCTTTGCTGAACACCTGAACCATCGCCGTAATGGCACCTTTCACGTCTTCAGAGCTGCCACCTGTTGCTTTAATTGCTGCAGTTACGTTTCTAAATGTTGTTTCCGCATCGGTGACTGGCCCTCCAGCACCTTTGACAGCAGCAGTAAGCCTGGTTACCCCACGAATAGCCTGCTCTTGAGGCACATTTAATTCTGCGCTAACTCTTGCTGCTGTCGCAAGGGCAGATGTGTATTCATCGGTTTCCCGTGTTACGCCCTCAAGCGCGATTTTTAATTTTCCAATTTGCGCCGCATAATCAGCTGCTGCACCAATGGCTTTCCTGATGCCACCAACTTGAGCACCAATTGCAGCACCAGCAAAAGCCCCCTGAACACCACCAAAGGCGCCCAACGCACCGCCAACCGCACCTTCAGGCCCACCAAAAATGCCGCCAGAAATAACTGCACCAGCAACTTGTGTCGCCTGACGGGCGCCGCCACCGCCCCTTCGGCCCTGCGCCTTGTTTAATTGCTTTTCATATTTGCCAATGTCAGCAGTTAGCTCTTTAAACTCCTTGCTATTGATATCTGCTTCTCTTCTTAATGCTCTTAAAGCTGTAACTTGCCCTTCAATCGTGCTAATGCTTCTATTGCCTTGTTTCGCGAAATCATTTATTGATCTTTTTACTTTTTCAATAGAAGGAGCAGTCTTGCCTGTTATTACTTTCAGGTTTTTTATTGAATTTCCAATCTTGTCAATTATCTGCTGAGAGCCAGAGCCCGCCTTGAAATCAAGCTTGATGGAAAGAGTCTCAATTGCCTTTGCCATCAGAGCGTTTCCGAAGTTCCTTTAGGGCTGCCGCCTCCATTATCTGGAGGCGCTCAAGCATGTCTCTACGATCCTCCACATTGTAGAGGCCAAACAAGCCTTCGGAACCTAGCAGTACCTCATATTTCAATCCGACATATCCACTCATTGAAACCTGCCACTGGGTCTGCAGTCGCAGAAACATGATGACTGCATCCCAGTTTTCTTCCCAAACCTCAAAATCCGTAGACTCCTTTGGCTTCGGCTTCGGCAGGCTTATCCCAAAAGCAGCTGCATCATCATCGGTTTTGTCCTCGACTTCTTTGCCGCCAGACGCCCAATAAATCGCAGCCTCTCTTAGTTTCCCGCTTCCGCTCCCTCGTAGGTTTTGGTGTAAGCCGCGAGAACAGCTTTTACCCAGTCAACATCGTCAGAGAACGATTCAAGCTCTTTGCTGGAAAAAGGAACTTCTTTACCTTCCTCATCCTGGATGCCTTCCCACCCAATCATCACTTTCTTCAGTAACGGCAGCCCTGACTCTTCTCCTAAGGACTCAAGCTCAGAAAGCTTTACTCGCTTGAATACAGCCGTAAATTCAAATTTGTCAAATTCGCCTGGACGGTCCTCGCTAGGTTCTGTTACTTGTACTGGCCACTTAAAAGTTTTTACCTTTTTACGTACAAAAGCCATTGGGTAAGTGCATAAGCAGAATTAGCTTACACAAAAAAAGGGAGCCTGAAAAGGCTCCCAAAATCACAACAAAAAGTTGATCAGGTGTAGATCAAATCAAACTCAGCATTCGCAGCAGAGTCAGGAACGCAGGTGTAAGGGATCTCAAGCATCGCAATACCGTCCTGATCTCCATAGGCCACATCGCCAATGTCTACCTTGGAAGAGGTGAATTGAACAATGTTTCCTGCGGTCGAACCATGAGTGAACTGAAGGTTGCCTAATGCTGCATCGTCATCAACTGCAGAAGCAAAGAAATCCTTGGTCGCCATAAGAACAGCCTCAATAGAGACCGAACCAGATACAGCACGATCCGTAATCAACACTTCTTTAGTGCCTCCTACAAGCTCGCGGTAAACCAGTGACGTTCCCAAATCCATAGAGATGGACTGCAATGCTCCGGCATAAGAAAGCAAAGCAAAGCTGCTGGTATTGCCATTCTTGAAGATCAAAGGATCGTCTTGATTGGCATAAGTCGGAGTTGGCAACGCAGTGTCATCTGGGGCGTTGTAAATGCCAGTGAAGGCAAAATCCAGCGAAGGGATCTCGCCGACAGTTGCATTCAACGTCAAGTTCCCCCTGCAACCCGTCACCTTGTGGCGAACGCCATCAATGTTGTAGTGGATGGTGATGCTATTGAATCCACTTGATTCAGGCTCATACTTAACGCTGGTGTTAGCGGCAATGGTCTCGCTCAATCCGCATGCCTGAATCGCCTTGCCGTACTGAGGAGCAGTTCCAGCAGCGCCAGAACCAGCCAACTCAACACTGAAAGTGCATTCAACTTTGGTGTTAGCCAGCAATTGCTGAGAAGCGCCTAGATAAGGACGAATCAGGTCGCGACTGACGACATCACTCGATTGAGGGGTGATGCTCAGATCCCTTACCAGAACTGCGTCAGCTCCCGTCGGAGTCGGATCCGTCCCGTAACTCGACTCCGTCTCGATCAGAATCAGGCGTTTGCGTAGTAGCAGTGCCATCGGATGTTCCCTGTGATGGTTGTGGTGGAAGCGTACGCATAATTAAAGTGCGAACGCCTGTTTCGGGATCCAGCAGGTAGCTCCCGCCTT